TGGTATTCGTGCATTACGTAGACTAAAATATTTGAGGGATAAAGTTAATGGCGTTAAATGAAGACGATCAAATGCAAGCAGTGTTTATTAGTTCACGTCCTGTGGAAGTAGACCCTGTATCAGGTAATGATGTACCACCAGGCTCCCTACCTGAAGAAGTACGTGATGACATCCCAGCGCAATTAAGTGAAGGTGAGTACGTAGTACCTGCTGATGTTCTTCGTTTCTATGGCATGAAGTTCTTTGAAGACCTACGTAAAGAAGCTAAGATAGAACTAGCTCGTATGGATGCTGAAGGACGCATTGGTGGTGAGCCTATGGGTGAGATGGAAGACGATGATCTTACTCCTGAAGAGATGGCTGAGATTGAGACTATGATGATGGCTGTAGGTGGTTTTGCTACACAGCAACCCACACAGTCTACACAACCTGATCCATATCAGCAACAACAGATGATGTATCGCCAAGGTGCACCAGTAGCTATGGGTAATGCAGGTTATGCACAGGGCGGTGACGTAAGAGGTTATGCACCAGGTGGTGACGTTGTACCTATGCCTAATGTGCCTGAACCTACTACACCACTACCAACAGGTACACAGGCTCAGCTAGACTTCTCTCAGTTTGGCGCAGGGTTTAGTTTCTCTCCACAAGCACAACAGAACTTACAGCAACTAGGTCAGCCTACACAAGCACAACCTATGTTTACACCTGTAACTTTGTATGCTCCTGATGGTACAGAGGTTACTGCTAATACACAAGAAGAATATAATAAATATATTAGTATGGGTTACACGACTACACCACCTGTACAACAAAGTGATAACGATGATGGCCCACCTCCTACAGATACAGAACCTAAAGACCCTACAAGCTGGGCAGACGGGCTAGACTTTACTGATAGCGATAAAGTTAAAGCTGCTGTAGATGAAATGTTAGGTCTGTCTAAAGGCGAAAAGACAGCAGCTACTGTAGGCTTAGCTGGTGCTGCTTTAGTCGGCTTAAATAGAGCAACAGGTGTTGCACGTTCTCGTGCATTAGTTGGTATGCTTAGGGTTATGGGCGATGATGAAACAGCAAATGAACTAGAGATAAAGATCAATAAAACCGTTGATGACAGTAAGTTTTTAAGTTTATTACCTCATGAAGCTATTAATGGTGACATGATATTAAAACAACTACAGAGTCGTTTCGGAAAAGATGCACAGAGTATATTAAGTAGTTTGTATCAACAACAAGCTACTACATCGACAGTAGCTGAAACAGCAGCTATTCAGTCTGGTGGTGGCGCAACAGGTGATGATGACGGTGGACCACAGGTTATTACAGGTGGCGGTGTGGCATCAAGAGATGACCCAACTGTTATCGGAGATAAGTATGTATTTGATAGCGATGATATGACTGCTGAAGAAGAGGCAGAGAATGATGCAATCTTTGACGCTATTGATGCACAGTTTGAAGCTGCAGGTGTATCACAGTCCGACGACGAAGAAGACTAACATATCCAATATAACTATAAGGCTACCCAGTCACTCTTGACTGGCCCCAACATAAGGAGTAAACAATGGCTGAAGTTCAACAAGTAGAGGTAAACTCTGCATCACACATGCGTAACCAAGCACGAGTTAAACGTGATGAAGAAGAACTACGTGAGTTGATGAAGCAAGCGGGTTTAGCACAAGAAGATGAAACGCAGGAAGAAGCCACCGATAGTGAACCCGATAGCGAAAGCTCTGAGGACACCTCAGTTCAGGCAGAAAGTGTTTCTAAACAAGAAGCGAAAGAGCCAGCTAAAGCCGAAGCACAAGAAGCGGATGATACAGAGTTAAGCGCTGAAGAGAAGACCTTCAAGCAACGCTATGGTGATCTACGCCGCCACATGCAAGAGAAAGACAAGGAAGTAACTGCTAAGCTAGAAAAGCTAGAGAAACAACTTGAAGCAGCTACAAAGAATGAGCTTGTACTTCCTAAGTCAAACGAAGAGATTGAAGCTTGGGCTAAGAAGTACCCAGACGTAGCAGGTATCGTTGAAGCTATCGCAGCTAAGAAAGCTGATGAACGTTCCTCTGATATTGATAAACGATTGAAAGAGATTGAAGAGCTACGTGTTACAGCTAAGCGTGAGAAAGCTGAAGCTGAACTAGCTGCTATCCACCCTGACTTTGGTGAGATACGTGCAGATGATACATTCCATGAATGGGCTAAAGATCAGCCTAAGTGGGTACAAGATGCTCTGTACGAGAATGTAGAAGACGCTAAGTCTGTAGCTCGTGTAATTGACTTGTATAAAGTTGACAAGGGTATTACAGGTAAGCCCAAGAAAAGTTCAAGTGATAAGGGTGCGGCATCGTCTGTCATGACTAAACGCACTACTACACCTAACGATACTGAAGAGTCTAAGTACTTGCGTGAATCACAAGTAGCTAAGATGTCTATCAAAGAATACGAGAAGCGCATGGACGAGATCATGGAAGCTCAGCGCTCTGGTAAGTTTATTTATGATGTTTCAAAGAAATAGCTTGACAAAGCTTAAGTCATAAGTAAAACTATAGCATATACACAAAATAAGTGTGTATGCTTTTAAGCACTAGCCACGACAAAGAACTACCTCAGAGTATAGGCCCAGCGCATATAGGGCGGCCACCCTTAATGTATAGCTGACCACCCTACTACAAAGAGCCTCTTTAGTGGATATGTAGTGTAACTTTCACGCCATATCTATAAGGAGAAATTAACTATGGCTATTACATCCGCATCGGGTGGATTTGACGGGAACTTCTCCCCAATTATCTACTCAAAACAAGCACAGATCGCTCTACGTAAAGCGGCTGTGACTAACGCAATTACAAACAACTCTTACTTCGGTGAGATCGCCAACCAAGGTGATGTTGTTCGTATTCAAAAAGAACCAGACGTAACTGTTAACGCTCTTGAGCGTCACACAGCTATTTCTGTTGAGAAGCTAAACGATGAAGACTTCTCATTGACTATCGACAAAGCAAACTACTTCGCATTCAAAATGGATGACATCGAAGACCAGTTCGCAAACGTTGACTATGTATCACTAGCGGCTGATCGTGCAGCATATAAAATGGCTGACGCAATGGACGCAGACGTGATGCAGTACTTGTCAGGTCACACATCAGCAGGTGAGTATTCAACTGCAACATCTGGTGATGCACAGCATGACACAGCAGGTAACCTAACAGGCGAGTTCCTAACAGCGAACCACCTAGACGCAACTGACTTCGGTAACTTGACTATTGCTGCTACAGCAACAGCAGGTGACTCAGTTCCTCTAGCACCACGCCTACCAGGTGCAACTGCATTGTCAGCAACAACTGTATCTCCTCTAACAGTCGTAGCTCGTATGGCTCGTAAGATGGACACAGAGAACGTTGACGCACGTGGACGCTGGATCGTTGTAGACCCAGTATTCATGGAAATGCTGAAAGACGAAGACTCACGTGTACTTAACGCTGACTTCGGTGGCACTGGCCTAATGAATGGCTTGGTATTGAACAACCTACACGGCTTCCGTGTTTACGTTTCAAACAACCTACCAGCAAAAGGTACAGGCGCAGGTACTTCAGGTACAACAGCACAAAACGACAACTACGGTGTTATCGTTGCAGGTCAGGAAGATGCAGTAGCATCAGCGGAGCAAATCAACAAAGTTGAGAACTACCGTGACCCTGATTCATTCGCAGACATCGTACGTGGTATGCACCTATATGGACGTAAAATCCTACGCCCAGAAGCGCTTATCACAGCACGTTACAACGCTGCTTAATATTACATAGCTTGTTGGGCTGGTCTTGTCAAGAGGCTGGCCCTTCAACACATTTAATAGTAGGATAACTCTATGGCTACTTTTGTCGCACTAACAAATGAACTACTACGTAGACTGAATGAAGTTACACTAGATACTGCTGGTGATGGCTTTGATACAGTACGTAACGTTCAAGCCTTAGCTAAAGACGCAATCAACAGTAGCATTAGACTTATTCTGCAGGATGGTCAAGAGTGGCCTTTCCTTAAAACTACTTATACACAAACGCTTACAGTTGGTACACGACAGTACAGCTTCCCTTCAGACTACTCTAGTGTTGACTGGGATACGTTCTACCTTAAGAAGCTAAGCTCAGAGGGTAACAGCCCAATGAACTTGAAGCCTATGTCTTTTGAGGAGTACACACAGAATGTACGTGCATCAGATGATAGTGGCGATCAAGTTAACGGTGATGGACCACCCATTCGTGTATATCAAACACTAGGTGAGTCTTTCGGTGTTACACCTATCCCTAATGCAGCATATGAAGTAGAATACGTATATTGGTCTTACCCTTCAGATATGACATTGTATGATGACGTAGCAGTTATACCTGATCGTTTTAAACATGTAGTTATTGATGGTGCTATGATGTTTATGATGCGCTTCCGTAGTAATGAACAGAGCGCAGCTATGCATCAGAATAACTTTGAGGATGGTATCAAGTCTATGCGTCGAGTACTGATGGATGATGCTATCTCTGTTCGTTCTACTGTTATAGGTAAAGCAAGAACTAGTTCATTTAATGACGGTGCATAATGGCTGATAACTTAGCATCCTTCAAAGTATTCTGCCAAGGCGGTCTAAACACTAGTCGTGATGTACTATCACAAGGTGAGACTCAACCTGGTTCAGCTATATCTTTGATCAACTATGAGCCATCCGTTACAGGTGGTTATCGTAAGATCAACGGTTTTAGTAACGACTACGGCACAGTTACAGGTACAGGCAATGTCTTAGGTGTTTGTGTAGCTAATGGTATCAATGATGGTATTCTAGCTTGTCGTACACCTTCTAGTGGTTCTAACTACTTACACTACTGGGATACAGCTACAGAGGCTTGGGTTGCAGTAACTACTTCTGGTTCACCTACAATGTCAGGTGTAACAAAGATACGCTTCACTAAGTATAACTGGGGTAGCCCAAAGGTAATGCTTACTGATGGCATCAACCCTGCAGCTACATATGATGGTACAACTTATACGCAGATCACACACGCAGATGCACCCAGCGCACCTAAGTTTTCACACGTATATAAAAACCATATGTTCTTAGCAGGTGATCCTAGTGAAGACACGAATCTTTATTTTAGTGCACCTTACGATGAGACTAGCTTTGCTCCTGCTGATGGTGCTGGTGTTATTAACGTAGGCTTCCCTATTGTAGCTATTAAGTCTTTCCGTGATGTGCTGTACATCTTTGGTACTAACAATATCCGTAAACTTGTTGGCGATAACATCTCTAACTTTGTACTACAAGAGGTCACAGACGATCTAGGGTGTATGGCTTCAGATAGTGTTATTGAGATAGGTGGTGACCTACTCTTCTTATCACAAGATGGTCTACGTCCTATTAGTGGTACAGATAAGATTGGTGACGTTAACCTAGAGACAGTATCAAAAGACATTCAATCTATCTTTACTGACATTGTGTTTGATATTGACCTAGAAGGTTTGAATGCAGTAGTAATACGACAAAAGACACAATTCCGTTACTTCTTTGCTGCTGCAGACTCACAAGGTATCATCGGTGGTTTCAGACAAACGCCTAACGGTTTGCAGTTTGAGTATAGCCAGATGTTAGGTATCTCAGCTACAGCTTCAGACAGTGGCTACATTGGTCAGTATGAGTATGTAATACACGGTGATGCAAACGGTAAAGTACACCGCCAAGAACAAGGCAATGACTTTGACGGTACAGACATCTTTAGTGTATTTCAGACACCGTTCTTTCATATGCAAGACCCAGAACAACGTAAAGTGTTCTATACTGTAGCTACATACTTACGTGCTGAAGGTGACAACGAGATCGTTATGTCTGCTTTGTATGACTATGAAGATGTAGACACACTAAGTCCAACAAACTTTACTTTAACAACTGCAGGTGCTGCAGCATATTATAACGAAGCGATATATAACAGCACCGCAATCTTTGATGGTAACCCTGCCCCAGTTAAACGTACAAACATTTCAGGTTCAGGTAAGTCAGCATCATTTAAATTCGTAACTAATGATTCCAATGCGTCACACAGTATTCAGGGTCTAGTGATAACATTCGGGGTAGGAGACAGGTTATAAAATGGCAGGTTATACAAGACAGTCCGTAGCTGACATTATCGCTAATGCGGTTATTAAGGCTGCACCAGTAAACGCAGAGTACAACGCAATTCGTGATGCGTTTGCTTTTGCTACAGGTCACAAACACGATGGTAGCTCTACTGAAGGTGCTTACGTACCTCTGATTGCTGATGTTGATGCATTGAACAAAGTTGTGATTGACACAGCTAATAACCGAATCAGTTTCTACAATGAAGTCTCTTCTGCTGCAGTAGAACAGATTCGACTAGAAGATGGCGTACTTAAACCTGTTACTGATGATGACGTTGATCTTGGTGCATCAGGTGCTGAGTTTAAAGATTTATACATTGATGGCATTGGCTACATTGACTCTGTAGTTATTACAGGCGGTACTATTGATGACACCGTAATTGGTGGTACTACTCCTGCAGCAGGTACTTTTACATCAGTAACAGCTACTACAGCAGACATTGACGGTGGTACTATTGATGGTGCAACTATCGGTGCTACAACAGCCTCTACTGGTGACTTCACTAACATCACAGCATCAGGCACTTTAGCTGTTACAGGTACATCTACACTAACAGGTACTGCTACTATTACATCTGCTGACATTAACTCAGGTGCAGTAGACAACACAGTTATCGGTAACACAACTGCAGCAGCAGGTACATTTACTGACTTGACTGCTACAGGTACAACAACAATTACTACTGCTGACATTAACGGTGGTAACATTGATGGTACAATCATTGGTGCATCTACACCTGATGCAGCTACAGTAACTGACCTAACAGCTTCTGGTACATCTACTCTTACTACGGTAGACATTAATGGAGGTGCTATTGATGGTACTGTTATTGGTGCTAGTAGTGCTGCTGCTGGTAGCTTTACAACAGTATCGACATCTGGACAGGCTACCTTGGCGACTGCTGATATTAATGGTGGGTCTATTGACGGTGCTATTATTGGTGCAGCAAGTCCAGCGGCTATCACAGGCACGACAGTTACAGCAACTTCTTTTGTCGGACCTGTCACAGGTAACATCACAGGAAACGTTACAGGCAACGTAACTGGTGATTTGACAGGTGATGTAACAGGTAACGTTACAGCTTCAAGTGGTTCATCTACATTTAACAACGTAACTATCAACGGTACGTTGAACATGGACGCAGCTACTACTGCTACTATTACTAACCTAAGCACTCCTGTAAACACAGGTGATGCCGCAAGTAAAGGCTATGTAGACACACAGGTAGCTAACCTTGTAGACTCAGCCCCAGGTACACTAGACACACTAAACGAACTAGCTGCTGCTCTAGGTGATGACCCTAACTTCTCCACAACTATTACAACAAGCATAGCAACCAAGCTCCCACTAGCAGGTGGTACGATGACTGGTGCTATTGCTATGGGTACAAACAAGATCACTGGACTGGGTGATCCTACTGCAGCACAGGATGCAGCTACACAGAACTATGTAACTACTAACTTCCTAGACTTATCTGGTGGCACTATGACAGGTGCTATCGACATGGGTAGCTCTAAGGTTACAACTACATATGTACCTACTAATGGTCCAGACTTGACAAACAAGACATATGTTGATAGCATTCTAGGATCAGCTACTGCTGCCTCTGCAAGTGCTGCTGCTGCAGCTACATCAGAGACTAATGCTGCCACAAGTGAGACTAACGCAGCTAACTCGGCTACTGCTGCAGCTTCTAGTGCAACCAGTGCAGCTAACTCATATGATGACTTTGATGACAGATACTTAGGTGCTAAGGCTTCTGCTCCTGCCTTAGACAATGATGGTGATGCTCTTATCACTGGTGCATTGTACTTCAATACTACTACAGACATTATGTATGTGTATGGTAGCTCTGGATGGCAAGCTGCAGGTTCATCAGTTAACGGTACAGCAGACAGAGTTACTTACACTGCTACATCTGGTCAGACTACATTTGCTGCTACATATGACCCAGGATATGTAGATGCTTATCTGAATGGTGTAAAGCTTATCAGTGGCACAGACTTCACTGCTACATCAGGTACGTCTATCGTTCTTACTACAGGTGCTACAGCAGGTGATACAGTAGACATTGTAGCTTATGGTACATTCGTAGTAGCTGATACTTATACTAAGTCACAGAGTGATGCTCGTTACGTTGAAGTAGCTGGCGATACTATGACTGGTGCTTTGACTGTAGGTGGAACTGTTACATCTGATGGGCTGACTGTGGAAGATGCAAGCAGCTCTCTTTTGTCATTGATGGAAGATGGAAGTTCAGGCGCTGATGTTGAATATAACGGGGCTACTAACAACTTCGTTATTTCTACGGGAACAAGTGGATCAGGAAGTCAAACGCCTAGACTAGCCATACAACGTGACTCAGGCGACATCAGCTTCTACGAGGACACAGGCACCACGGCAAAGTTCTTCTGGGATGCGAGTGCTGAGAGTTTGGGCATTGGGACGAGTTCGCCTGTATCTATTACTGAAATTGTTGGTACAAATGCTGGCGGTGCTTTAGATGTATTAAATCTTAGAAACGCAGGGGCTGATGGTTCTGAGGTATCTTTGAATTTTATCTCGTCTACTGACCCTAATAATACAGCAGCAAGAAGTACGATAAAAAGCATAAGGTCAGGAGCTAATAGTGAACTAGCTTTAGCAACCAGTAACTCAGAAGCCATGCGCATCGACAGCAGCGGTAACGTGCTGGTGGGTAAGACGAGTGCAGGTATTGGCACAAGTGGTGTAGAACTAAAAGATGGAAATGAAGTTAGTACACTTAATGTAACAACCACTCGTGGTACTGCAAATGTTGGGCAGGTAGCTTTATTTAATCGCTTAACTTCAGATGGCACTATTCTTGACCTGCGCAAAGATGGCACCACTGTGGGGAGTATTGGCTCTTTTGCTTCTAGTGTTTATATGGGGTATGACGACACAGGATTATTTTTTAATGCTGCGGGTAATGTGATACAGCCCTATTCTATTACTTCAAACAATACAACAGATGGGGCGATAAGCTTAGGTTCTTCCGCAAAAAGATTTTCTGACGCTCACTTCTCAGGCACAGTAAACGCAGCCAACTTCAACAGCACCTCAGACGCCACCTTAAAAACCAACGTAGAAACACTCAGTGGCTCACTGGATGCAGTGAAAGCATTGCGTGGTGTCAGCTTTGATTGGATTGAGAATGGCAACCCAGAGATTGGTGTGATTGCCCAAGAAGTAGAGGAAGTATTGCCAGAGTTGGTAAACACCAATGACGAAGGCATTAAGTCTGTCAAGTACGGCAACATTGTGGCTGTCCTCATTGAAGCAATCAAAGAACAGCAAGAACAGATAGACGAGCTTAAAGCTCAACTTAACAGCTAATAGGAGAATCCGAAGATGGCGATTAAAGTATCAGGTACAACAGTAATAGATGATAGCAGACAGCTAACAAACATTGCGTCTGTGGATGCAACAACTGTGGCTGCGTTAAGTAGTGCTGGTGTTGGTGCTGGTGGTGGCTTGGTAAGCCTTACATCCGATGGTGCTATTGATGCTCGTGACCCAGTTATTCTTACGGCAACTGGTAAGGTGGCAAGTGTAGCGGAGGCTGCACCTGACCCAAATGACACTGAACTTATAAGTTCTGGTAATGAGAATATTCATTACATCTGGCACACATCGGAAAGCAAATATGTAGCAATTTATTACGATAGCCCTGCAATTCTTTATAAAGTTGGGACACCAAATGCTAATGGAACCGTAACGTGGACTAGCGCAGCTAATTTACAAAACTTTGTTGGTAGTGATTTTGCGGCAGCATATAATGTAGCAGATAATAAAATTGTTCTCTGCCACCAAGAGCAAACAGGTAATGGCCCTTATATAAGAACATACACACTTAGTGGTACAACACTAACACAAACTGGCAGCGTTAACGCAAACCATACTGGTGTCATGTTTATCCATGCTGTTTATCATCCGTATTCGGGCTGTGTATGTTTTGCATATGCTGAAGGGTATAGCACTGGTACGCAGTATTGGGTTATTGCAATTAACTCAACTGGTAACACACCTAGTATTTCACAGGGGTATCGGTCTGGGAACTATCAGGCTTTAGCTGATATGACGGCTGACCCAGATAGTGACAACGTATTTGTTACATACCGAGAAGCACAAGTAGGTCGTGATGCTTATATAGAAAAGTGGAGCGTAAATCAGTCTAGGCAGGTAGCTGGGTTAAGTTATTCTCACACCGTAGGGAACTATAATTGGATTCCTATGGGCATGAGTTACGACACAAATCAAGATAAGGTTGTTGCCTCTTTTAGAGATAATAACAATTCTAGCGTAATGAAATGGGTGGTTTGGAATAACCAATCAGGCGCAATAGGTGTACACACAAGTAGCGTTCTTCCAAACAGTTCAAATCCACTTGTTCTAAATGACCCTGTTAGCGGTAGTGTCATTTCATTTAGAAAAGATGGTAACGCTCTAAAGAAATGCACAATAGATGTATCAAGCGGTTTCTCTGAGGGTACAGAAACAACAATTATTGCATCTGGCGTTACAGACTTGGCCCCAGACCAAACTGTGCATGATAACTTTTCTGGTCGTGCAACGTTTACATACAAGTCAAACTCTAGTGGTACAGAAGTAACCAGAGGTAGGCAGGTTACAACGCCTGTATCTAACCTCACATCTACAAACCTTCTTGGCATTTCTAACGAAACACAAGCCGATGGGCAGACAACAGAGATAGCAATTATTGGCTCTGTCGTAGATGGCTTCACAGGTTTGACGATTGGTTCAAATTACTACGTTCAAGAAGATGGCACTATCACCACATCAACTGGTGGGCAGCTTATTGGCAAAGCCATATCCGCAACACAACTATTAATAACGCAGGTGTAACATGACCAAAGCAAGAGACTTAGCAGACCTAATTAGTGCAGGTAATCCGCTTTCAGATGGTGCACTTAGTGTATCTGAGATAAGTGACCTTACAGCTACTGCTGCAGAGCTTAACACGTTAGATGGTATAACTGCTACTACATCAGAGCTTAACGGTGTAGCAGGTATTAACACAAACGTACAAACACAGCTAGACTTGAAAGCACCACTAGCTGATCCTACGTTTACAGGCACAGCTACACTGCCTACTGCTGCAGTTACAACACTTACAGTAGGTGGCAGCGATGTAACGTCAAATGTAACAGGTCTAGGAACAGCATCACAGCTTGATGTAGGTACTGGTGCAAACAATATCGTACAACTAAATAGTTCAGGACAACTACCTGCAGTAGATGGCTCTAACCTAACTGGCCTATCATCGGCTGGTAATTTGTTTAGTGCGTTAGCTGATGGTACAGTCACCGATGGTGATATGCTTATATTGCGAAGCGATGGTGACGTTGCAAAAGTGGCGGTGGAAAGTACAACCTATCCTTTTGATACAAGCAATGCGTCTTTACTTATTGATAATACTTACACTGCTATGGAGGCTTATCGTGCCGCTATAAATAAAGCAGACGGAACTAAATCAGCATTTATAGCTAAAAACTTGTCAGGTGTTGGAAAAGTTTATGCACTTACAGATACCAATGGTACTTTGTCCGTAAGTTCCTCTGGACAATTTACAAGTAATTTTCAAGGCGGTGATATTTGTCATTTAACTGGTGATTATTGGCTTATTGCTTGGCGTGGTAGTTCTGAATTTGGATACTGCATGACTTGGAATGCTTCAACAAATAGCTTTGGCACACAGTACACTTTTAGGTCTGACAGTGTTTATTCTGTTTCTTGTGATAGCCCTAAAGATGGTCTAACTGATGCTGATTATGCAGCAATTACTTTCTTTGATAATGGGCAAGGTAATAATTTAAGATTGTTGAATGTTTATCATCTAGGCTCTGGAAGTTTGACAGTTAATTCTATTAGCACAATTCAAGGTGATGATTGCAATGGCCCTATTGATATATTCTTTGATACAATCGGAACGCAGTCACAAGGCTTTATAGCTTTCAGAAGTAATTCAAATGCTGATGCTAGAGTTATTTCATTCCGCAGGGCAGGCTCAAGTATGTCTGGTGGAGGGGATGTTTCTTTACAATCAAATTTAACTTTTCCGTCTTTTGCTATTGGGGGGATTTCTATTCATCAAAATGACAATCAAACTGGGTCTTTTGTGGTTAGTTATGTTACGACAGGCAACAATCTAAATGTTTGTCCTTTTACTTACACCCCAGGTAGTGGTTCATTACCTAGTAATGTGACAAGAGGAACCACATCAGCTGTAGATGCTGTTGGTGGCGGCACTGGTTTGAGTGTATTTTTACACAGAAACACTACAGGTTTGGGGTCGGTTATGTATTACAATGACGTTGAGGATAAAGTTCAGGTCACAGATTTTAGTGTATCCAGTAACGCAATAACTGTTGGGAATACTAATGATGTTGCAACTAATTCTAGTGGAACAACTAACAGCAGGTGGCAATCCATTGCAGCCATAGATAAAAATGATAGCTACAAGTTTATAGGTTTTTATTCTGACGGAAATGATCCTTATGGTGAAGTTTTGACAGCATCTTATACAGAATCAGCAACAAATCTATCTTTATCACCATTTGTCGGAGTAGCACAAAATTCCGCTACAACAGGGCAGACAGTATCGGTTATGACTAAAGGTGGTATAGACGATGCGCAAACTGGTCTGACCTCTGGCACAACCTATTATATACAAGACAATGGGTCTTTAGGCACGAGTGCTGGTTCTGTCTCAAAGGTAGCTGGCACTGCTTTATCCTCTACAACTTTGTTGATCGGAGATTGATATGAAAATAATTACACGCAATTCAGACAATGTAGTTCTGTTTATGTTAGACGATAGCATTGATGTAACTGTGACCTCTGACGATATTAGTTATTCAGAGCATGATAGTGTTTTAGATAGGTCAGTAGACAATACAATTTCTGATCTTAATAGCAGTAATGCGACAGTACATGAAAATGTCACTGTGCCAGAAGGCGCACAGCCAAGACGCAAAACATTTGATGGCACAACATGGGCTGACAATCCAAACTATACAGAGCCTCTTGACA